GATTTCAAGACATCTACGAAAGAAAAGAAAGAAGAATGGGTAGAGAATTATTTTATTCAATGTACTGCCTATTGCGAGATGTTTGAAGAACGATACGGTTTAGCAATCAACCAAATTGCAATTCTTATAGTAACAGAAGATGGTACTGTACAGACTTTTGTAAAAGATAAAAAAGATTATCTGCCTTTGTTACAACCAGCGATTGATGATTTCTGGGAAAAACAAGACGGATTAAAGAATTCTTTATGACGGTAATGGAGTAAACTCCATGGACCTCGGTTCGATTCCGAGCATCTCCACCAAAAGTATTTTGGTTCATCCCTAAAATATTTTTGCTGGGGATGAAATGGACTTCGACACGGAGATTGAAAGATTACAAGAGAGGATAGTCCAAAGACTTAAAACTACACAAACGCAAACTCTAACCAGTATGCTTTAGCGGCTTAAGTTGCTAGGGGGTTGCCAGTACCTTCTTACCCAAACTGGCACTTACATTAACACATGGTGAAAATATGATACATTTTTGTTTCGGTAATGGTAACTCAAGAAAAGATTTTGACCTCGATGAATACAAACAACACGGTACAGTAGTTGGCTGCAATGCAGTTTACAGAGATTTTACTCCTGATATTTTAGTTGCATTAGATTCACCAATAGGACACGAAATATATCGTTGTGGATATGCACATAAAAATACTTCTTATTTGGGATATTGGACGCCAATACCAACAGAAGTTGCTGAAGAAATATTAGAGTCGGAAAAAGGACCAGTATCAATCTCGCCTGGCGACTTAGGTTTCACTAACCAAGTGGTTTATCATGGGGCTGATGGTGTCTTTACATTTACTAAAGGTGTTAAAGGCATAACATATATAACAGGAACAGTTGAAGGTGATAAAGCAAAAAATATAGAACCAAATATAGGCGAATTTGCTTATGCAACAGGTACTAGGGCAATTCATTTATCGTGTGAACTTGGTGCGACAGAAGTTTATATTATTGGTTATGATTTGTATTCAATAGACGATAATGTAAACAACATTTATGCAGGCACTCGCTGTTATGTAGATAAAGATACGCCATTTAAAAGACCTGATAATCCAGAGAAAGACGATTTACATCACTGGATTAAACAACATAAGAACACATTCGATACATTTAAAGACACAAAGTTTTACAAAGTAAACCCAAATCCTATTGGGACGAGCCCGATAGATGTTGAAATAGAAGAATGGAAAGATTGTGAGAATTTAGAATATATTACATTTGCAGAACTTAATAACAAATTTTTACCTTTTTAAAATTATGAAAATGATTATCACACCCAATAAGTTTGCAATACTTATTGAAGAAACAGTTAAGAATAAAAAAATGAGTTATATGGACGCCATTCTTTGGTATTGTGAGAAGAATGGAATTGACCCAAGTGATTCTAGAAAATTAGTGAACAAAGCATTGAAAGAAAAATTGACCTATGAGGCACAAAGTTTGAATTTATTGAAAGAGAAGGTTTCACAACTTCCAGTATAATGAAAAAGCTTGACGGACTTAGTGTTGTACAAATTCCATTTTTTAATGAGTCGGAATGTAAGAAAATAATAAAATATGCTGACGAGAAAGAAAAGTATTTTATAGAGAAGAATGAGAATATTGATGTACCGATTATCTATGATAAAAATCAAGTAACTACGGCTAATTTTGCTAGTTATAATTTTTTTGAAGATAACCCAAAATATATTGATAGACTTCTTAGATGTTTGAAAAAGGCACTACCTTGGTTAACATATCCAATTGCATTACAGTCTTGGGTTAATATATACAAAACTGGCGAGGGTATAGGGTGGCACAACCATAACGGATTAAATGAACATTCTTATACAGCAAACATTTTTTTAGGAGGAGTAACAAAACCAGGAGTTTATTATACTGTTCCAGGTCAAACTTCTTTTCCTATAAAAAACAAAATTGGTGAAATGTTATTATCTGATTGTTCCATGTGGCATATGGTTACTCCCAATAAATCTAATATTTCCAGATATAGTGTGGGTGTAACAATACACGATTATGAAGCATTTACGAAAAGTTTATTGAAAGATGCTAGTTTTAATTCTTCAAACAAAGGTGTAATTTTATTAAATAAATGAATGGTTTCGAGATATATAAAGTCTATTTGGCAGTCAAACTCCACTTCACAAGCAAAAACCAAAGCTATGACTTTCATAAGCACGGCGGACGGACAACTGCGAAACTGGAAACCTTTACTAAAAGAAGGGATAGATACTTCTTTCACAAACTTAGTCAATCTTATAACAGTAGCAATATTGTTGATTACTTCGTTAGCAATTTCGTTAATAATTCTAATTTATGGGTTGGTGATATCATTGGCAACACAGGTGATGAAAATTATAGAGAATGGTCGAAAAGAATAGAAGCGTTACATTATTATTATGAACAAGATATTGATTATTTGATAGAAAGAATGATAGCAAATGAAATGAGTTTTGATGATATATTCATATCTAAAAATGGTCAACATCCACCAATATTGAAAATGGTTTTATCTAAACGAATAAATCTTGAAACTTTTGTAATATTAGAAGATTTATTGTCATTTTCAACACGATTGAACAAAGACATTTCAGAAACAGTATTATGGCCTAAATTGTGCGATAGAATAGAACGATATAAGCCATTTTTACACTATAATATCACAAAATATAGAGTAACATTGAGAAATAAACTAAAGGAGTTGCAATGATGTTAAAAATAATAGGACTTGCTGCTCTTATTTACATTTTTATAGAAAGTTTGCCATTAATTCTTGAAATTGGGCATAATTGCATGGGAATTCACTAAATTCGCTTGACAAGAGCAAGAATTTATAGTATAATATATCATATGCAAGAAAATTGCGGAAGTAGTGTAATAACAACATGACAGCTGTCCAAGTTGTAGATAGAGGTGTAAATCCTTTCTTCCGCTCCAATCATGCATATAGTTGTTATAAATATAAAGGTGCGAAGAATACAGCACAATACATACAATAATACGAATACAATTACATACAGGAGATACGAATACAATGACACAAAGTATATCAGCGTTAAAACGCTCAAAATCAAATCTAGATACTCTAGTCAGCGAACTTGCAAAAGTAGCTGAACCTCAAAACAAACAATCATACCAAGATGATAGATTCTGGAAACCAGAACTAGACAAATCAGGTAATGGTTATGCTGTTTTTCGTTTTCTACCGGCAGTTGCAGGAGAAGATTTGCCGTGGGCAAGATTATGGTCCCACGCATTTCAAGGTCCTGGCGGTTGGTTGATTGAAAACAGTTTGACAACTCTCAACAAGAAGTGTCCAATTAGTGAAGCAAACACTTTACTTTGGAATTCTGGCGTTGAGGCAGACAAGGAAATTGCTCGTAAGAGAAAACGCAAGTTATCTTACTATGCAAATATTCTAGTTGTTAGTGATTCTAAACATCCAGAAAATGAAGGTAAGGTGTTTTTATATAAATTCGGTAAGAAAATCTTTGATAAGATTACCGAGGCGATGAAACCTGAATTTGAAGATGAAACACCAATTAATCCATTTGATTTTTGGGAAGGTGCAAACTTTAAACTGAAAATCAGAAAAGTTGATGGATATTGGAATTACGACAAATCAGAATTTGATAGCCCGTCTGCTGTCTTTGACAATGACGAGGCAATTGAAGAATTATGGAATAAACAATATCCATTAAAGCCATTTCTTGCACCAGAAAACTTTAAATCATATGATGAATTAAAAGCGAAGCTTGATAAAGTTTTGACTGGCGTTAGAAGTACCGGTACTGCTGAAGATGTTGCCATCCCACCGGCAACAGCGACAAATGTACCAAATGTAGCAGAAACGGTAAGTTCACCGTCCACTTCAACAACTGATGATTCAGACGAAACTTTGAGTTATTTCAGTAAGTTAGCAGAGGAGGACGAGTAATCTCTCCACCTGTTTTTACTATAAAAGGGTTAGAAACTTGGTTTTCTAACCCTT